TTAGTAGATGACATCTACAGTAAGCTCTCTGTACTAGGAGAAGGCAAACAATTAGATGTATCTGAGAAAGATTTAGATGAACTTGGCGAGTCTATTAAGACTGCATTAAAGAATTGGGCCCACCCTGAACCAAGGAACAGTACTGAAACTTTAAGAATGTCAAATATAGGTAGGCCTACAAGACAGCTATGGTATGATTTAAACTCTGAGGAAAGTAACATACCTATCTCTCCTCCCACCTTTATCAAGTTTCTATATGGTCACATCTTAGAAGAGGTTGTCTTGTTCCTGGTTAGGTTGGCAGGGCATAAGGTAGATGATGAACAAAGGAATGTATCTGTTAAAGGTGTTAAGGGCCACATGGATTGTACCATTGATGGAGAAGTGGTTGATGTTAAGACTGCATCAGGCTATGCTTTTAAAAAGTTCCGAGATGGCACACTAGCAGAGCAAGATACCTTTGGTTATATGTCTCAGTTAGCTAGTTATGAAGAAGCTATGGGTACAAATAGCGGTGGGTTCCTTGCCCTTAATAAAGAAACAGGAGAACTTGCATTATTTATACCTGAAGAACTTGACAAACCTAATATCAAGACTAAAATAAGTAAAGTAAGGAAGGCTTTAAAATCTTCTGAACCCCCTGAAAAATGCTACGATCCTATACCTGATGGTGTGTCAGGTAATATGAAGCTACCTCGTGAATGTTTTTATTGCAGACATAAGTATGAATGTCATCAAGATACTAATGAGGGTAATGGTTTAAGAATATTTCAATATGCTAAAGGCTTGGCTTATTTTACAACTGTTGTTAAAGAACCTAAAGTAAAGGAACTAACTAATGAATGGAAGAAAGGCAAAAAGAATAAGAAGACACGCAAATAAACTGGTGCTTGAATGGTTAAAGACTATGTTGACAGATGAAGAAGCTAAGAAACTTAACCCTAAGAACATGGATAAATACATGCCAGAGCAAACTCACTTCTTTGCTAATCGCAGTTTTCATCTATCTGCTTATACTCCTCGTTGGTTTCAACAAAGAATTAAACGAATTATTAGAAAGAATAAAAAAGTTATTGAATACATTACCCAACAGGAAATAGAAAATGCGTGATGATATATCTCTTAAAGAAATAGGATTAGAAGAACTTATACTAGTTACTGGTAGTTTTATTTTTTCAGGGAATAAATTAGAAGACGTAGACACAGATGTTATTATGAAGTTGATGGAGTTAGCTGATGATGAATTAGAATATCGTGCTACAGGAATACCGAAAGATACACAGATACATTAAGGAGAGAAATGGAATACAAGTTTAATGAAGATGAATACTTAATTGAATCTCAGGAGTATATTGATGCAACTTATGAGGAGCACTATGCTAAGAATAAATATCAGGCAACAGATGTTATTATTGATGCAGGTCATGGGTTAGGTTTTTGTATAGGAAATATTTTTAAATATGCTAAACGCTATGGATTGAAGAATGGTTATTCTCGTAGTGATCTGTTAAAGATTTTACATTACACCACTATAGCATTATATGTACATGATAGGGAGATCGGAAATGTTGACTGATAAAGTAGGAAACAAATCATACTTAGGTATTGAAATTAATTATGATAAGGAGTCTAAGCTAGATAAGTTTAGTTTAGATACATTAAAAGATAGATATTTATGGGAGAAAGAAAGTCATGCTCAAGAAGCTTTTGCACGTGCTAGTGTATTTGGAGCAACGTATAAAGGAGAAACTGATTTTGGTCTTGCCCAAAGACTCTATCAGTATTCATCTGATTGTTGGTTTATGTTTAGTACCCCTATACTATCTAACGGAGGAACCACTCGTGGCTTACCTATTAGCTGCTTTCTCAATTACGTACCTGATAGTAGGAGGGGTTTATCTGATCATTATGATGAGAACATATGGTTGGCTAGTTCAGGTGGAGGTATCGGTGGTTATTGGGGAGATGTTCGCAGTAATGGTATTGCAACTAGGCACGGCAGTCGTTCTACTGGATCAATTCCGTTCATGCACGTAGTAGATTCAGAGATGTTAGCCTTTAATCAAGGCATCACCAGGAGAGGAAGCTATGCAGCTTACTCAGATATAGACCATCCAGAGATTGAAGAGTTTATCAACATGCGTAGGGAATCTGGTGGTGATATAAATAGGAAGTGTTTAAATATTCACAACGCAGTTAATATAACTGATGAATTTTTAACGGCTGTTCGTAAAAGTGAAGAGTGGCGATTGATTGATCCTAAGTCAGGAGAAGCGGTTAAAACAGTTAGTGCTAGAGATTTGTGGTGGCAATTATTAAATGCCAGAGCCGAGACAGGCGAACCCTACATGATTAATATTGATAGATGTAATGAGTCCTTACCACAAGAACAAAAAGATTTAGGCTTAAAAATTAATCAAAGTAACTTATGTTCTGAAATAGTATTACCTACTAATGAAGAACGAACTGCTGTGTGTTGTTTATCCAGTGTCAACTTAGAACATTTTGACAAATGGAAGAAGGATGAACAATTCATAGACGATTTAATAACTATGCTTGATAATGTGTTAGAACATTTTATCGAAGCGATTGTAGATACTTCAGGACTAGGTGGATACAATGCAAACTTTAAGAGGTTTAAAAATTATGTTAGAAAAGAAAAAGAAGGAATGGTCAAAGCAGCTTATTCAGCTTACCGAGAGAGGTCGTTGGGGCTTGGAGCGATGGGCTTTCATGCTTATCTCCAAAGTAAAGGGCTTCCGTTTCAAGGCTTACAGTCAACTAGTAATAACCATGTCATGTTTTCGCACATCAAAAGAAAAGCTACGAAAGCTACCAAGAGACTTGGCGAAGAACGTGGCGAAGCTCCTGATGTACATGGTAGCAATCAGCGTAATGCTCATTTGTTGGCTATCGCTCCTAATGCCAGTAGTAGTATTATATGTGGTGGAACTTCCCCTAGTATTGAACCATTTCGTGCTAACTCGTTTACGCACAAGACGCTCTCAGGCAGCTACCAAGTCAAAAACAAATACTTAGAAAAGTTACTGAAGAAAAAAGGACTTAACGTAGAAGAAAGGGAAAAGGTATGGAAAGATATAACAGGTGCTAATGGTTCTGTGCAACACCTAACTATCCTGGATGATGATGAGAAGGAGATATTTAAAACTGCTCCAGAGATCAATCAGATATATCTAGTGGAACATGCACACATGCGACAGGAATATATTTGTCAGAGTCAAAGTGTTAATCTATTCTTTACCATGCCTAAAGCTACCGAGCCACAGGAAGTGCATGATGATTACCTACAGTATGTTAATGATGTACATTGGTACGCTATGAATAAACTTAAATCTTTGTATTACTTTAGATCGAATGCAGCTAGGTCTGTTGAGAATGTAAATATAAAAATACCTAGAGTTAAGTTAGAAGATGTTGAATGTTTAAGTTGCGAAGGTTGATATGGAATTTAATGCAGAAGAAGTAAACTTACAGGTACATAATTTACCTGCTGTTATTATGATGGAATGTCAGTTACCTAAGAAGCTAATAAAAGATTTGAATACTTATCTAGATGTTTATAAAAAAGATAAAGATAGAAAATCTCTTGCACATACTTTGGTTGGACAGATACATCAAGGTGAACAGTTATTAATGAACCACAACGATAAACTATTAGAAGACTATTATAAATTTATTACGACTATGGGAGTAACTTATTTACTAGCCTTTGGTAATACAACAGGACACCACTTTAACAATAAAGTAGTGGATATAGACGAACTATGGTCAGTACATAGTTATGAAGGAGACTACAATCCTATACACGATCATGGTACTAAGACCCTTACAGGTATATCTACTACGACATGGACTAAAGTACCTAAACAGATTGGTAAGATGGGTGAATACCAACAAGAGAATGAAAGTTTATATTCATTATATGGAGCGTCAGGAGCTTGTGATGGCTTTCTAGCTTTCACTTATGGTCGTAATGAGATAATGAATACTAAGAGATTAAGACCACCACAATCAGCTTCAATACAACCAATAGTAGGTAGACAACTAATGTTCCCCTCATGGATGCAACACATGGTCTATCCGTTCTTTGGTAAGGGAGAACGTAGAACTGTGGCAGCTAACTTAAATGTATGGGATACAGAACCACAAGAAGGAGAAGATAATGAGTGAAGAACTAAGAAAAGAAAACAGAGTTGAAGCTTTAAGAAGAAAGTATGAAGCAGACATAGCCATAGCTAAAGCAGAACTTGAAGTTTATTTTGAGTCTAGTGTCGGTGTAGCAGAACACCCACATATAATAGAATCAATGGATAAGTTAATAACAGAGTTAGCTAATGCTAAAGAGAAACTAGAATGTTTATTGGACAATTTCTAGTGGCTAACTTCAAAAGTTTCTGCAGTCGTATGTGGTTGGACAACTGTGACGAGAATAAAACTCCACATGGTAATCCTATATCATATGAAGAGTATATTAAAAGAAATTGGATATGGTTGTTAGATAAGTATTCACAAGAAGTGGAGGAAGAGAATGAGCCTATTAAGTAACAGAGACTACTACAAACCCTTCGACTATCCTTGGATGTTTGATAAGTATGTAGAACAAAACCAAATGCATTGGCTACCTGAATCTGTGCCTCTACATACTGATGTCAAAGATTGGCAGGACTTGTCAGATGCCGACAAGAACTTACTAACTCAAATCTTTAGGCTATTCACACAGTCAGACGTAGACGTAGGATCAGGGTATGTAGATAAGTATATGCGAATATTTAAAAAGCCAGAAGCTAGGATGATGATGACAGCTTTTGCTAACATGGAATCAATACATCAACACGCTTATAGTTTACTTTTAGATACAGTAGGTATGCCCGAAATAGAATACAAGGCTTTCTCAGAGTATGAAGAGATGGCGAACAAGCATGATTACGTATCAAACTTTAGACCCTCTCGTAAGAATAAGAAGGCTATTGCTAAGACACTAGCAGTTTATTCAGGGTTTACGGAAGGACTACAACTCTTTAGTAGCTTTGCAATCCTGTTAAACTTTCCTAGATTTGGCAAGATGAAAGGTATGGGGCAGATAGTGACATACTCTATACGTGATGAATCATTACACGTTGAAGCTATGACACAGTTGTTTAGAGAATTTATAAAAGAAAACTTGGATATATGGACAGATAAATTCAAGAAGGAAATCTACCAAATATGTAGAGAAATGGTTGAGTTAGAGGACAAGTTCCTCGACCTCGTATTTGAAATGGGAGATATGCAAGGGCTTACAAAGAAGGATATGTATGCATACAATCGTTATATAGCTGATAGAAGATTGCTACAGTTAGGACTTAAAACTAACTTTGATCAACGAGATAATCCTTTGCCTTGGCTTGATGAAGTATTAGGTGTGGAACACCAGAACTTCTTTGAAGGTAGAGCAACTGCATACATGAAAGCAGGTCTAAGAGGTAAGCAAGATGGTATTAGCTTTGCGGAGATATAAAAATGAAAGCAAAGGAAGCGAACATCTTATCGTATCGCATTCTGTTCGACACTAAAGGACAATTAGTAACAGAGGTTAGTGGACTACCTATTGAAGAGGCTAGTAAAGCATTTAGTGGATCGGACTTAAAGATTATTCAAACTGTCATACGAGAAGGCAGACAAAAATTACATACAATTCATAACGAATTGGAAGCAGAACTGGATGCGTTAAATTCTAGCGTAATTTGACAAGCTATAACAATTCTGTTATACTTGAGGAATGACTAAAAAAAATATAGAACAATTAATTGATTGGATTTCAGAAACTCGTCAAGAGAGATTGTTAAACCCTCAGAGTGGAGATCACTTCAGGACCAGACTAGCCTTTATGTATGGAACTAGATTCTATACTGTTAAGGTAGGTAGGAAGTGGGTAATGTTAAGATCGAATACCCATATCAAAAGACTAACTCTTACAACCTTTAAAGAGTTAGCTAGAAAGAACTGGATAGCTGATGCTAGAAGTGACGCTGTGTTTAAAAATAAAGATAAGACAGGTAACTTTAAATTACCTAGACAATGGTGGTTGCAATATGGACTTGAAGATAAGCCGGATTAACTAGGACAGTTCATCCCACTTGACAAGCTTCTTGGTGTTATGATCCCAAAACTT